GATCCCATGCCGAACTTGCCAGACTTTATTGCGTCCATCAGCATCCCGATGGACTGCTGGCCAGCTTCCATAAACGGCTGGGAGTTTGCTTGGCTTACGTCGAACTGCCGTCGCGTTTCGTCAATGGCGCTCTGTTGGCCTGCTGCCTGCTGATTGGCCGCTTTGTTTGATGCTTTTGAGCCAATAACGGAACTGGCTATATTGCCGCCAGCCGTCAATGCGCCAAGTGCAAGCGCCGTACCAGTTGCGATAAATTCGCACCGCAGCCTCAATTCCGGGTCAAACTCGCGTTTCTCTAACCAGCGCATAGCAACCTCTTTGAATAGCCGACTTCCACCCGCTCAAAACCAACGCGCTCATAAAAGTGCGCTACCTTCTCAGGCATCAGGTCTACAAGGTAGCCCATACGAAGCTCAGTCGCTTTTTTTGTCTTTGCCCAAGCCTCAAACGCCCGGTACAGCAACACGCCGCCACCTCTGGCGAATGGCTGGACGAACCAGAACATCTCCTGCGCTATCGTGCCCTTTGAATACGGTTCCGGGTGGACCATGCCGCCAATTGCTCCCACCAGTGCGCCGTCCTTCTCAACAACAAACACCGCGCCTGAGCCGTTTGAAATCAAAACCTACCACAGCCCAACAAATCGGCCCAGTTCAAAATCATGCAGCTTGGCTGATGACGCATAGAACGCTTCTGCACATGGGGCCAGTGCTGCGAGATCGGATTCGACCGCTTGCCGGATGTTCATATCTAGACCTGAACTACCGTGCCATCGCCAGAAATGCTTAACGCGCTGGCGCTACCAGCAAGCCCCCAGATGGCGTCCCCAGCGCTGAGCACCGCTCCCCAAAGCACGGTTGCGTCGAAGTGAGGGAACGTCTGCGTAGCCACCGGCACCAGAACCGTCACCGGCACCACAATGTTTTCGTTTCCGTTAGTAGCAGCCGCCGCGCTCACCCGCCACAGTTTCAGCGTCACCGGGGCGCTCGTGATGTTGACAACGCGGAGAACTGAGATCTGGTATTGGTAGCCAGTTGGGACCACGGTTCCGCCAACAGGCGCAAACACCAGCTTAGCTGCCGCGTTGGCAATGTACTGCGGCTGGAATATCGGGCTTAAATTGTAGACGGCGATGGCTGGCCTCCCCTGCTATACATAATAGTCCAATTCAACGTCTGTAGTACGGCCTGCGTACCAGCTTGCGCGGTTCGCCGGTGGCATCCACCGTTCCGGCTGGTGTGTAACTGTTCATTGTAAGCGTCGGCGCGCTTGCCGTACCAGTGACCGCGCCCGCAGATCCAGAGAACGCCGGGGCGCTGTTGGAGCCTGATGGCGTGTAGGACGTTGCCGATCCATCCAAGTCCGTCATCGCTGCGGTACCCAATGCGTTTGCCGTAAACGTGTTTGTTGAAATCGCTGCCGCAGTCCCCGTAAAAACCGGGCTGTCAACTGTTCCAGACGGGGTGAAGTTGTTGATCGAGAGCGTTGGAGCCGAAACCGTTCCGGTTAAGGTTGCTGGCGTGCCGGTGAATAACGGAGCCAGAGCCGCCGTCGGCCCGCTGTTAACCAGTCCACCTTCAAGGAACCATGCTGTAGTAGCATCCGGAACCGTTACGCTTGTAAGCGTTCCGTCTGCATTCAGCCGATTGACTGTCGATCCGTCGCAAAGCTGATAACCCGTGCCGGGGTCGCTCTGTGCCCAATGAATTAAGCCCGACTGGTCCCCGCAGAATACCGATGTGGTCCCGTCCCAATAGAGCATATGAACGTAATCGGTGACAAAGACGAACACTGGAATTGATCCGCTTGTGAGCGTCGGGAATGTCGCCTGAGTGCAAACAATGATTTCAATTGGTCGCCGCGTGTTGTACGGTGCTGCCGGGAACGCCTGCGGGATCTGCGGTGTTTCACGTAAAACAGATGACGCTGTTTTGAACCCGGATACCAACGCGATAATGTCGCCGGGGTCTGGCTGCTGTTGCGGGAAAGAAGGGAATGTCGTTGGCGGAACATCGCTGCCAACCAGATACGTGACGGTGACGTATTGCGCGTACAGCCAGCGCCAGAACTGCGCCCATTCGTCAGGGGTCTGCGGCCCTATGATCGGGTTTGTCTGGCTCTGGAACTTTGGTGGCGGGCTGAGTGTCGGTGGTGTCGCCATGTCTTTTAGGTTGCCAGATCGAAGTAATCGAGCGTACAATTCATCAGCGTGTTAAAGACCGGATCAGCACAGCGAACCCAATACACTCGCCCAGGGTGGTTTGCGTAGCCAAGTTGAAGCAGATAGACCCAAACGTTGTATTGGCCCTGCTGTCCAATTGGGATTGGGTATTCCGTGCCGAACGTCATCCCGCCGTCATTTGACCAACGCAACAGTAATTGAGGGTTGATGCCAGCCGCTAGGCACGCTTGAAGCGTTGCGCCAACTTCCGTACCGGTCGCCGCGTTGCTTATCGTAACCGTCGTATTTGCAACGATGGCCGTGATGAACGAGTCATTTGGAATGTTGGCGGAGCCGGTTACTAGCTGATTAACGTAAAGTCCGGTTGTGTCGGCAACGACAATAGTGGCTGACGTGTTGGTAAGGTCACCCGTAAACGTCACGGCTGCCGTTTGCGCTCCAACGCCCCGTTGCAGTTCAAATTCAATGCGATTGTGAATAGATCGCTTGCCCCATGTCGGCCCGTGCGGAGTGATCCGGTCGCAGACGATGGGCTGAAGGATCTGGTCCCCGGTGATCGGGTCCGCGCCGCAGTCAATGTAAACGCCCTCCGCCATTTGGTAGATTGCGCCGGGGTTGCCGTCGATGCCGTTGCTGCCTACAAGATGCTTTCCAAAGCAGAAAGCATGGGACACCTCAGCGCGGCCCGGTGCGATGGATACAGCATCCTGAAGGCCACCGCCCGCCATGTAGCTGCGTTCCGTCCAGATCGGCTTCCCAAGCAATGCCGATGCCGTCGCGTCGTAAAGCCACGTTGCGGAGATTACGTCGTTGCCAGCCGTAAGGCCAGCGTGCGGGAACGTGAATTGCACGAACTGGTGGCCCTGCCAGATATACGCAAAGCCAATAGCGTCATCAATTTGCGTGTACGACTGCCACCAGCGCTCCACGCCGAAGTTGCTGATTCGTTGCGGCTGGAACGCCGCCGAGCGCCAGCACGCCCGCTGCCCTCGCGCATCCTCGCCAATCCAAATAAGAGAATCATCAAGGGTGATAAACGCAGCCGGGGCCGCAATACCAGTCTCGATGAACGTGGAATTGTAGCTGGCAAACGGATCGCCGCCGATACCGTTGCTACCGACGTTCTGATAAATCTGGGACCGTCGAGCGCCCATCAAGTAGATGTATTCCCGCCAGCTTTTAAGCGCCCGCAGCTTGTCGGCCTGCCCCGCGAGAATTGCCTTGTTGGCTGCGTTCCAATACTCTATTTGCCCGACTACATGATCGTCGTCGCCGCCCCACTGGAAAGCGTTCGAGTCCGGTATCACGTTGAGCGCGTAGCCGTCTTGAAAGCTGCCCGAGACGCACCCGAGGTAATCCGCGTTGCCCTGAAGGCTGACAAGCGAACCAACGCCCGCGCCGTCCGGAATGTAGTAGCCTTCTCCGCCGCCAAGCGTTCCGGCCCCAATAAAGATCTGCCCGTTACCGTTGGCGTACATGACGCAAGGCCCGCCGTCGTCTACAACGTCGCCAATGTCGATAAATGCGCCGGCTGAATCAATCTCAAATACTTTGGAACCGTTGACGCCAAAGCAGCGCCCGCGCAGTTCCAGCAGCCCGCGGTTAGGCTGATTGAAAGGAGCAGGCACCGGCAGCGTACAGAATGGCGCGTTGCCAGGGCATGGCAGCGCCAGCATCTTAAATTTGCCTTCGGAGTCCGCCGCCTCGTTTGGCACAAGGAACCAGTTGACCATTCGTTCAATTGCAGCTTGCGCCGACGCCAGCTGGTATGAAGGCCCTACGATTTGCGGAAAGGCTGGCATCAGTACGGAGACCCTGTGAGCAAAAGTCCCCAGTCACATACAGCCCGCGTCGATTTGAGCGAACCGCCAAAGTCGTTACGCATCCGGGGCGATGGCGCATTGACGGCTTGAACCGCTGCCCGCGCCTTTGCCGCCTGTCCGCAAATGAACTGAAATGGCAGTTTGTTCACAAACACGCTGTTCGTGGCAAGCGGCCAAAGTTCCCGCGCAAGGTTCCAAATGACAACTTCGGCATACCCTGGGGGCGCTGAATACGTCTGGGTCAAGCTGGTGGGTGGCGTCAGAAATCCCCATGTGAAGATTTCAAGCGAGTTGCCATTGAGCGGGGGGAACACGTTAATGACGCCCTGCGGAAACTGTGGGTCGTAATAGAACGAGGTCGCCACGTTGATGGCATTGAACTGCACCACCGGGATACGCGCCCATTCTTCCGCGCTCATCGGTGAAAGCGGAATGCGTGTTGGCTGCGTCGGGTTGGCACTGGTCAGCAGCAAATTCATGCGAATGATTGACTCTGGACGCGGTCCCGTAAAGGACGCCACTACCGTGCCGGTAATCGGTCCGCTGGTCGTTGCGGCTGCGCTTAGGGTGATGCTGGTATCAATGCTGATGCCCTGAATGGTGGTCAATGCAGGGATTCCGCTGCCGGTGATGCTTTGCCCGATGTTCAGCCCTGCCGTGTTGGTGCATAACGCGGTAACGGAAGTTTGCAGCGTCAGGTCAACCGTGAAGGTTGGCCCGATGCTGAACTGAACGTTTTCGCCATAGATCCCATCAAGGCTAGTTGAGGTGGAAACAGGGTAAACATAGTCAGGAATGCTGAAAGCGTTGGTCCGCTTGGCGTTATAGCCATCATAGATAACCTTCCATGCATCTAGCCCATCGTTTAGCAGGTCGGCCCCTGCAGTGGCCCCTGGGCGAAGCTGCCCGCACCGGCGAAAAGCCTGGTAAATGTAGTCGCCGCACGTTACAAGTGCCATTAGGCACCCGCCACTGGCTGGCTACCGGGAGCAGCCACCATTTGCGGAGGCATCTGTCGATTAAATGAGTTCGTTGCCCGCAACCTTGCTTCGGACTTCTGCCCTTCAGCAGCGACAATTTGCGCCACCTGCGGCATAACGGCCACGCCAAACGTCGAGAGCAACCGAAACGCGGTGGCCCATTCGATAGCATCCTGAACCGCCGGCGGGATGTTGTAGTTTGTCGCCAACGCCCAAGTGCTGAAGTTGACGGCCATGTCCAGTTCAAGCGCCACAGGTGCCGTACTGGGAACCGGGAACAGATACAGATTCATCGTGCCGGTGCTTCCGCTGCTGAGATAGTCCGGGTAAATTTCGTCTGGTGTCCGCGCCGTAGCACCTAAATCGTTGTGGTCGTAGTACTTGCCAGCTTCCACAATCC